ACAACAGAAGAACTTAGAAAGTTGGCGAGTCGTGATGGATAAAATAGCGCTAGGGGCGAAAATTGAGCTGTCTAAGCGCTTTTTCTTTGATTACTGCAACCTCATCATGCCAAGCTTTTATAAACGTGATAGGGCTTATCTGGTGACAATGTGTGAAGAGTTTCAGTCATTTCTAAATGATGATGAACATGATGTTTTGGTTTTGAATCTTCCGCCACGTCACGGAAAATCTCTCACGCTTGGTAAATTTGTAGAGTGGGTGCTTGGTAATGACCACACGAAGAAAATTATGACTGGGTCATATAACGAAACTCTATCCACAGTCTTTTCTAAAAATGTTCGTAATACACTTCAAGAAGAAAAGGCTGACGAGAACAAAATCGTTTACTCTGATATTTTTGATGCTGCAATCAAGTATGGAGATGCAGCGAAAAACCTTTGGAGTTTGTCAGACGGTTATAACAACTATCTAGCAACCTCTCCAACAGGGACTGCAACAGGTTTCGGTGCTGACTATATTATTATTGATGATGTTATCAAGAATGCTGAGGAAGCCAACAATGCGACTGTCTTAGAGAAACATTGGGACTGGTTTGTTAATACTATGCTTTCACGTTTGGAATCAGGCGGTAAAATCATAATCAATATGACTCGTTGGCATAGTGAAGATTTAGCCGGACGGGCTTTGCGTGAATTGCCTAAGAATGGGTATCGAGTAAAGCATATTAATTTTAAAGCTTTCAATGAACAAACGAATGAAATGCTTTGTGATGATATTCTGACTCTTGAAGATTATAAGCGCAAGGTAAAAACAATGGGTGCTGACATTGCCAGCGCCAACTACCAACAAGAGCCAATTGATGTCAAAGGTCGGCTATATAGTGAATTTCAAACCTATAACGCTCGTTCAGAGTACAAAAAAATTTGGAATTATTGCGATACTGCAGATACTGGGAAAGACTATCTCTGTTCGATTGTATGGGGCGAAACCGCCGATGGGTATGCGGATGTGTTGGATATTATTTACACTCAAAAACCAATGGAATACACAGAAAACGCAGTGGCCAATCAATTAATTAATAACAGAGTAAATGCATCAAGGATCGAGCGCAATAATGGCGGTCGGTCATTTGCTCGTTCTGTCAGGGATAAGATTCAAGGAAAAGTGGCTTGTGCTGTAGAAGATTTCTTCCAAGGAAATAATAAAGAAGCCCGAATTTATTCCAACAGTTACTGGATAGAGCAGCACGTTCGATTTCCAAATGACTGGCGAATTCGTTTCCCAGAATACTATCAAGCAATGACAACTTATCAGCGTGAGGGTAAAAATAAACACGATGATGCGCCCGATGCAACAACTGGAATTGCTGAGACAATGACAACTCGCAAAGCAAAACTAAAATCTTTCAAAGGAGGATTCTAATTGAAATACAAACCACCTAAATTAATGACATTTCCAAAAGATGAACCAATCACAAATGAAGTAGTTACAAAGTTCATGGAAAAACATAGAATAGAAGTTGCTCGATATGAGTACTTAAAAAATATGTATCGTGGAATCATGGCCATTGACGATGAACCAACAAAAGACCCTTGGAAGCCAGACAACCGTTTAACTGTTAATTTCACTAAATATATCGTTGATACTTTCACGGGTTACTTCAATGGGATTCCAGTTAAAAAGTCTCATTCAGATAAAGAAATACTTACTAAATTACAAGAATTTGATAATCTGAACGACATGGAAGATGAAGAGTCAGAGCTTGCAAAGATGGCTTGTATTTATGGACGAGCTTTTGAACTCTTATATCAAAACGAAGAGACTCAAACGAATGTTATTTATAACACCCCTGAAAATATGTTCATGGTTTATGATGACACGATTAAACAAGAACCATTGTTTGCGGTGCGTTATGGTTATGAAGATGACTATAAATTGTATGGTGAAGTTTACACCAAAGAAACAACTTATGCTTTGAATGGAACAATGGGCTTTTACAATATGACTGAACAAGCACCAAATCCTTTTGATGATTTGCCAGTTGTTGAGTTCTATTTCAACGAAGAACGAATGAGTATCTTTGAATCTGTTATTTCATTAGTCAACGCTTTTAACAAAGCTATTAGTGAAAAAGCAAATGACGTTGATTATTTCAGTGATCAGTATTTGGCATTCTTAGGTGCTGCAGTTGAAGAAGAAGATTTGAAAAACATTCGTAGTAACCGTGTCATTAACTACTATGGAGAGAGTTCCGAAGCGAAAAATTTGGATGTTAAATTCTTAGAAAAGCCTGATAGTGATTCTCAAACAGAAAATCTATTGGATCGATTGACTAAATTAATCTTCCAAACAACAATGGTTGCGAATATCTCTGATGAATCTTTCGGGTCATCAAGTGGTGTTTCGTTAGCTTACAAGCTTCAAGCAATGAGCAACTTAGCTTTGTCATTTCAACGTAAGTTCCAATCTTCTTTGAATAGTCGATACAAACTATTTTGTGAGTTAAGTACGAACGTTTCAAATCGTGATGCCTGGAAAAATATTGAGTACATCTTTACACGTAATGAGCCTAAAGATATTAAAGAGCAAGCTGAAACTGCTAATATCCTAAAAGGTATTACTAGTGAAGAAACTGCTTTGAGTGTCATTTCTGTTATTCCTGATGTTCAAACTGAAATGGAAAAAATCAAAAAAGAAGAATCTTCTACTGCTATCTTTGACAAGGACAAGCAACCTAGTGAGGTTAAAACAGATACAGCAGTTCCTGAAACGAACGAGGAATAGCCTATGAAAAATCCTGACTATTGGATCAAACGTGAACAAGCATGGCAAGCGCAACAAATTAAAGACGACACTAAGCGAATGAAACAGATCATGAATAAACTATTTGAAGCCCAAGAAGCTATTCAAAAAGAGATTAATGCTAACTGGCAGAACTTTGCGAACGGCCAAGGGATTTCTATTAGTGAAGCCATGAAGCGTGCGGATAAGATGGATGTCAAATCATTTGGAAACAAAGCCAAAAAATATGTAGAAACTAAAGATTTTTCGCACCAAGCAAATCAAGTGTTGAAACTTTATAACTTGACCATGAGAGTTAATCGTTTAGAACTTTTAAAAGCAAATATCGGCTTAGAATTAATTACTGTATTTGATGAGTTGGATAAATACTTCTCAAATACGCTCACTGGTGCTGCTTTAGAAGAATTTGAAAGGCAAGCGGGTATTCTAGGTCTAAGCGTGCCAAAAACAGGTTACAAATCATTAATAGATGCCGTTGTTAACAGCGGATTTCAAGCAGATAATTTTGCTAGTTTTTCTGATAAGTTATGGCAGTATCAGTTTGAATTGAAAGCTGACCTTGAAAAATTACTAATTAGATCAGTTACCCAAGGTAAGAATCCAAAGGAACTCGCACAACCTTTGAAGAGGTTGATGACGGAAAAAGGAAAGCAAAATGCGACTTATTATGCCCAACGCTTGTTAGTTACGGAGACAACCAGAGTCCAAACTTCTATACAAGAAGATAGTTACAAAAGGGCTGAAATTGAAGAATATAAATATATCGCAGAACCTAATGCTTGCCCAATTTGCGGAGCATTGAATGGTAGAACATTTAAAGTCAATGATATGTCTCCGGGAATAAATGCGCCAAATATGCATCCGTTTTGCAGATGTAGCACCGCTCCATATATAGACGATAAAGCTTTCTGGGATAGCTTATTGAAACGTGGGGCAATAAATCAAGACGAATACAAACAAGCGTTTGACGATAGAGCGGAAGCTGACAAGGCGATTGAAGGATTGAGAAATAAAAGAAAAGGATAGATTTCAATGAATAATGAACCGAAATACAACGAAATGAAATTTAATGAAGGGTTGATAGTTAATGGTGCAAAAATAAAACATTTGACGAACGTTACAATTAACTCTGATAGTAATAATTTTTCTGAAATTACTGTTACGTTTATGGGGAAAATCGATGGTTTAGATAATCTTTCTCGAATTGATTATAGCTTTGAAGAAAATACTCAGGAAAGTAACAGAAATAAGGAACCAAAAAAGGCTGTAACTGGACAGCCTTTTAGTTATAAAGCCAAAGGGATTGGTTCCCCAGGGACATTGTCGGGGATAATCAGTCGTCAGATGGAGCAGTTAAATCGCCATTTCCGCTGACACCTAAAACATCTTCCGCAAAAATTGTCAAGGTACCATAGGACTCAGAGTTATCAAGTGTCCTAACATTTTTCAAATGTATTAAGCTTATTTCTTCAGAAACTTTATTTGTTTTACTCTCTGAAAAAGTCATTTCCCAAGCTTGGTTTACAAAGTCTGTTTCAAGTTCGCTTGAAGATACAGGTTTGCCAATATACGTACCATTGGAAGTCAAAACAACTAATTCAGCATCTGAATCGTTTTTCTGATTAGCTACCAAAATCAATGTGTACCAGAACTTGATGTAAGCATTTTTTATAGAACTCAAATTATTTTTCCTTTCTACTAGATACTAGGCAAATGAGCCAGTAATTCAATTATAGCAAATAAACTTTAAACCCTTGGTATTCCATGAGTTTTTCTTATGTCCGTTTCCGAACGTTGTGGACACTAAATAAAACACGAGAAAATCAGACTCCCAAGTCTTTAAATGCGAGTAGGAGGAACCAGAAATGGAACATACAGAACTTTTACCCCTTAATTTGCAACTGTTCGCAGAAGAAGCAGCCGATGAGACGTCTGAAGCTGGTTCAGAAACTGAAACAGAAACAAACGAAGTAGAGCAACAAGAACAGTCAACTGATAATGACAAAATCGTCGAAAAGCTCCAAAAACGAATCGGTAAAGAGCAGGCTGAAAAAAATGAAACAAAAACACAGCTTGAACAAGCGCTGGCTCGTATTGAAGAACTTGAAAAAGGTGGCAAAAAGTCAGTCAAAGAAAAATCTGACGAAGAAAAAGCTGCTGAAATTCAAAAAGCAAAAGACGATGAGATCGCAAGCCTTAAAGCACAAATCAAAATTTCAAACATTACCAGCCAAGCTGATGAAGTATTGAAAGAAAGTGGAATTGCTTTAAGTGCTGCGGAGTTAGGATTGTTAGTTGATGTTGATGAAGAAAAAACTTACAGCAATGTAAAAACTTTCCTCAATTTACTTGATAATCAACGCTCACAATGGGAAAAAGCACGAAACACAGGGACAACGCCAAAGGTTGTTCCAAATAATACCGATGTCGATGTTTTCAAACAAGCGGCAGCCAAATATTAATAATAGGAGATCTAAATTATGGCAATTAAATATTTCACAAAACAATATGCTGGTATGTTACCAGACCTTTTCGCAAAAAAATCAGCTTTCTTACGTGCTTTCGGTGGAGTTCTTCAAGTACGAGATGGTGTCAGTGAAAACGATACTTTCATGGAACTCAAAGTAAGTGACACTGATGTAGTTATCCAAGAATATTCTACTGATCCAAATGTTGGTTTTGGAACCGGAACAGGTAATACTTCACGTTTTGGTCCACGTAAAGAAGTTAAGTCTGTAAACAAACAAGTAGGTTATGAAGCGCCTTTAGCAATTAACGAAGGGATTGATGATTTCACAGTTAATGACATCAAAGACCAAGTTGTGGCAGAACGTTTAGCACAGCATGGTGTAGCGTGGGCGCAATATGTTGACGGATTGCTTGGTAAACTTTTGTCAGATAATGCCAGCGAAACATTGACTGTAACACTCGCTGAAGATTCAGTAACTAAATTGTTCGCTGATGCTCACAAGAAATTTGTAAATAACAATGTATCTACTGCGGTTCCTTGGGTTGCTTATGTTAATGCTGATGTCTATGACTTGCTTGTTGACTCTAAACTTGCAACAACTGCTAAAAATTCAAGTGCAAACGTGGATGAACAATCACTTTATAAATTTAAAGGATTCATTTTATCTGAACTTCCTGACGAAAAATTCCAAACTGATGAAGTAGCTTACTTCGCTGCTGATAATGTTGGAGTAGCAGGCGTTGGAGTTCAAGTGACTCGTGCAATGGATTCAGAAGACTTTGCAGGAACAGCACTTCAAGCTGCAGCTAAATACGGCAAATATCTTCCTGAAAAGAATAAAAAAGCAATCTTGAAAGCTAAATTGACCGCACCAGCTCCAGTAGGCTAAGGAGGATAGTATGGCTAAGTTTGAAGTAAAGAAGACTTTCCGAGACGTCCACACAAAAGAATTGTATGAAAAGGGGTCTATCATCGACATGACGGTTAAACGTGCCGGAGAAGTCGAGAAAAACTTAGACCAAAATTTCTTACAACGTGTGGACGAGAAAAAGAAGTAGGTGGTTAAATGGCTATCACTGATGATTTAAAAAAGCTTTTGGGTGGTTCATCGGATGAGCGCTTGGAAGTAATCGAAAAACGCACTCGTGAACGTTTATTGCTGATCCTCGGTCCTAATATCAAAGAAGTTCCGATAGAATTAGAATATGTTGTATTGGAAGTTTCCTTGAAACGTTTTAATCGTATCGGACAAGAAGGCATGCAGTCCTACTCGCAAGAAGGTTTAAGCATGACTTTTTCCGAATCTGATTTTGACGAGTATGCCGATGAGATTGAATCATGGCGCATATCAAAAGAAGCAGAGGGCGATAGGAAGTTAGGGAGGTTCAGATTTTATTGAGATATTTAGATGAAGTTACTTTTATCAAAGAATCGTCCGACTCACATTATGACCCCGACTTAGGAGAATGGGTTGAAAAACAGCCAACTGAAAAAATTTTTAGTGCAAATATCACTGATATTGGAACTAACAGGAGTGTAAAAATTTTTGGAGATATTAAGCAAGGGGCAAAAGTTATGCGAATGATGCCCCTTTTTACTATGCCAGAATATGATTACATTGAGTTTGATAATAAAAAGTGGGCTTTAACGACATACCGCAATCCTAGTGAACGCAATACCTTTATTATT